TGTTGTGTTAGTGCCATTTTGAAGGCTAGAATTAGTTTACTTTTTTTCATGTTCTTTATTTTCAGGATGGTGTGCTATGTAAAGAAGCACTTCATTATAGCTTAGTTTTTTAAAAAATGTACTTCTATGCGTCTGTATTTTTCCTTTATATTTTACGGTTGTTTCGTTTCCTCTAATTTCTATTTCAAATTTCATTTATTTAAGGATTTGTATTTTTCAATAATTTCAATTAACGAAAATCTATCCCATTTAAATTTGGTTCGTTTCCCCATTGCGTGTTTTAGGTTTAGTTTTTCAAAGCGCTCTGCTCCTATCTTTTTTCTCAAAGCAATAGCGTACATAGATTCATTTCCATGATTGAAGTAATTGCATTGAACACATTGTCCGTTTACATTATCTTCTTCAAATTTTAAAAGAGGGTGAAGTCCTGCGCTGAAGTAGTGACCTGCCTGGAGGGTTGTGTAGCGTCCACAGGATATGCAGGGCTGATCCTTGTCTCTATTTCTGACAAACAGATGGAAGTGTCTAACTGCAATTTTTTTGAGTTGCGCTAAGTTCTTATTTAAATATCTTGATGTTACGTCCACGCCTAAGTTTTAAAGAGTCTTAGGATTTGCTTAAAATAAGAAAACACTAAGTACCCTGAATGAATCAGTTTAATCTTAGTGTTGGAATGGTAAATATAGTTTAAAAAACTATGTTATACAAATTATTTAGATGATTTTTCTTTAATAAAAAAACATTCTTTTCATTTCGGTGTTGTCGCTCTCCGCAGGTATGAAATACGGTCGCAATTCTAACACCCCACATATCTCTAAGAGAACTCCTAATGGCATAGGTGTCTTTAGTTTAAAGTAGCCTATTAGAGTAGGCTCACTGACCCCTAGGATCACCACGAGCTTTCTAATGGTTACTTTTTTTTCCTTCATTCGTTTTTTTAAGTAGGACATGATTAGCTGCTGCCCTACTTTTGATGCTTGCTTGTAATTTTTCATTTGTTCTCCATCGGTAATTTTGGATAGTTAGTGCATTTTTCAAAATCCTCTACACACCATATTCCATCATCTCCATCAAGTCCAAAAGCTCTTTTTTTTCCAAAGTCTGGTAAATGGCTTGTTATTGTTTTTTCTTTTCCTGAATCAAAGAGATAGTTTTTAACATCGCTTTTTATCAATACTTTCATTCCTATTTGTAATTTCATATCATTAAGTTTTATTTTTATATTCTTCTATAAGTTCTTTCATTATGCTTTTTCAGATACTTCAATTAAATATTCATCAATTTGATCTTCAAATTTACCAATTACATACATGATAGTATCTGCCGTTACATTACCATCTTCATCATTCCAGTCATCAATTACTGTCATCATGTCTATTACGGTTGTGAATTTTTTCGTAATTCCGTTAATGATTAATTCCAGATTAATTCTGTAATGTCCGTGTCCGTTAAAGGACTTTGATACATCATACAATTGAACATCGTCAGCATTTGCAAAAATTTCTTGCAGCTTATTTAAATCGCTAGACAGTCTCTGTTCGTACATTCCAAGGTTTAAGTTTACGTTTTTCATAATAGGTTGATTTAGGGATTTTATTACCAAAGTATTCAGAGGTTGATTAATTGATTTCAACTCTTCATCGATCCAATCTGTATGTTCGCCATCAACTATCTTACATAGCTCATACTCATCCCCCTCTTCAAAATCAAAACTATTTACATCTAGTTTTTTAAAAGCATTATAAGCGTCTTTTAAGTCGTCAAATTCTGTTTTGATTTTTGTGTTACCATAATTTAAGTCTAGTTCTTGTGAATTTTCGTTTCTCCACACTAATTTGTAATTTTTCATGATTTTTGGGTTTTAAAATTTATTTTTTTTATATTATTTTGCCATTGATGGATTCATTCCTTTATCTGCTACCCATGTGTTATATATTGGATGCCAAACTTTTCCTTTATCTTCTTCCATCATATTTACCCTTGCTTGGAGGGACAATCTTCTTTCTCTAGTAGTTATTTTAACATCAATTCCTTGATGGTAATCTAACATCGTGTCGATGCATAAGCTTTCTATGTTATCACAAACTGATGGTGAGTAATATTCCTTTTCGACACTATCAACAAGCATTTCCATAAAGTGTTTTAATCTCGGTTTTACACCTTTGTTTTTATAAAAAAAACTAAAAATTTCTTCTCTATTGTTTTTTAGGTCTTGTATTGTAAAAATCATAACATTTAATTTAAGGGTAGTTGCTTCGTTGCAACACTTCAAATCTACGCCTAAACTTAAATATACACAAGTTTTAAACTAAAATACTTTAGTATTTTAATGCTTTTTATGGAATCATCAATAAATAAGGTGTTTTATTGAATATTATTTAACGATTATTTCTGATTTTAATAATTACGTCAATTGTGTAAAGTATATTGATAACTGAAAATACTATAAGAATATAATTCATTTTAGTTTATTATTAAAATGTCTTCTTACAAAATAGCCTCTCAATATACTTATAACTGTGTAGCATATTGTAACGCCTAAATTTTGAGATGACGAACTTTGTATACCCCATATCGGTAAAACAATGAAGGTTGCAATTAATGATATAGTGAAACCAATAGCCGTACTGATTACAATTTCTTTGAATGATTGTTTTTTTGTTTGCATAATTTAAGTAGTGTTTAGTTCATGGGATTTAGGGACCTCAATTGTGGGGCAAAAAAGGTGTATTGTCTTTGTTTTCATTTTAACTGTTGTTTTACTTTGTCTATTCTATTTTCTATAACTTTCGCCTGGCATTTCAATTATGTTAAACATCTCTTGAAGTCGGTCATACACCCTGTCTCCGTACTTTTCTTGAATTTCTGGTAGGGATAAATTACTTGTTAAAAATGTTCGTTTATTATTAGAATACCTTTCTTCTAGAATGTCTTTCATTAAGTTTTTAATTCCAAAATTAGAAGCGTTCGACTCCGTGCCAAAATCATCAAAATACATTACAGCAGCTTTGTTGTATTTTTGAAAGAAATGTTTCTTTGCCGACTTATCGTTCGTGTCCATGCCTTCAAACTCCATTACCAAAGCGTTGCAGGACACGTTATTAAACCAAAGTATCGGATCTGGCAACAGTGCCTTGCCCACCATTTGAAAAGCTCTTAGCATTGATGTTTTGCCGCATCCATAATCGCCAATAATTAAAAGCCCTTTTTTAAGATCAGGGATGTTTGTGGTAATATTCGTGTTTTTAAAATTTTCACTCTTTGCAAAATAATGAGTCAAAGCTCTGTAAATTGGTTTCGTGGATTCTGTGAAAATTAAATCTTTTCCTTCGTTTATTTTCCAACATTTGATGAACATTTTCTGCAACCAACCGAAAGGAAGTTTTGATAATGGAACTTTTTCTGGCTCTGGTTCGCTAAATTTTACAGAGATTGCGGAGTTTTCATACTCGGATATTTGAGTGTTCTGATCATCTGTTAGAGTTCCCTTGAATCGCTTTAGAAGTCTGTATTTTCTAGTTGAAATCATTTGTTCGGATTATATGCGTTAAGTTTTCCTGTTTTTTTTACGGTTGTTTTTTTCAGATGAGGCAAGGTGTTTAACAGCGTTGTTTTCCAATTCTTAATCTTTCGAGGTTTATCACCGCCCGTATGCCAATCACTAGATTTCCATGCTTCGTATTTTAGGCCCACATCTTCCAGGTCGATATTTTCAATTTTTGATTTTGCAAATTCTAAAAACTCTTTTTTATTTGGAATATCAATGTTATTGTTAATATCAATATCATTGTCATTGTCATTGTCATTGTCAGCGTTTTGTAGCTTTTTGTTTTTATTTTGATTTGGTTTTGTAGTTGTTTTGTTTTTCTCGTATCCTTTTTTCCGTGCTTCACTTCGTGTTTTTGAAAGCTTGTTTTCTTTTACAAAACGGCGACAAGTAAATTCCGTGAAATTACCTTCTACATCTATGTCGCATATATCGTTGAACATTAAATCATTTATAATTTCTTGCACACTTTCTGCAGAACATCTCCATAAATTTTGTAGGGATTTTGTAGGGATTTTGATTGTACTTTGTTTTCCTTTTGAAAACATTTTAAAGATGATTCTCAGCCAAGCTCCTTCGCTTTCTAATGAAAGTACGTTACAATCTTTTTCCCAATCGCCAATGTAAAGAGGTATGTGAGGTAGGTTATTTTTAGCCATTGTTACTTAATTTTTGCAGTATTGATGTATATTTTTTTAATTTCCTATTATGGTACTTTATTTTATTAAGACACTCATTTTCATCATTCAAGTAAGGCAGCTCCTTCATACATTTGTTGTAGATGTTTTTAAACCTTATTTCTTTTTCTAAGAAGAATAATCCCTTCTTTTTGTGGTAAACCACCATGCTGTGATTTTGAGCCGTTCCGGATCGCTTAAATAAGCTTCCTATGTCACTATAATTATATTGTGTTAATGTGGTTGCTATTAAGCAATAGATACGAATTGCATCTGCTATTTCTGTTTTTGATTTACTCGATTCTATTTTTTTTATATCCACACCCGTCACTTTTTTTATTGTTTGTATAATTGTTTTTAATGATTTCATAATTTAAGTTTTTTTATAGATGCACATTATTTTTATTAAAATGATAAATGAGAACAAAAGTTCCTATTATCCAGAGATATACCCCTATAAAAAGGGTGTTTGTTCTCCATATACCTAGTTGTAAACAATGCTACGTTCTTCCATCAAACACCACCACCATTGAGTCGTGCATACCAGCTTTGCCCGTAACATATTCACCTTTTGTATTAACACCGCAAAATTTTATTCTCTTTTCTATAAAGCGGATCTCTTTTTGGTTCGGCAATATGTGTCTGTGAAATAATTGGGTGCTTGTACTTACAGGTAAAAGCATCACACAAAGTTTACCTTTTTTACTTTCTTCTATTGCCTTAATTACAAACGCATCTTTTAACTTTCTGCTGTAAGGTGGGTTTATAAAATTTCGCTCTTTCCATTCAATTTCAAGTCCGTTCCATTTTTCAATATCGTGCTGATACGGGCAAGGATCAAAGTTAAAATCAAATTCACCGTTTAATTTATCATAAAAGCATGGTGGTGTCGCCCAGTCGTCTTTATGAGGTATGTTTCTATTTTTCATATTTTATCTATTTAAATTCGCACAGTTTACAACAAGGTGTATATTTCAAACGTCTCCAATTGTCAAGGTGCATCATATCTTTTTCAGTCCTCCAAGAGTAACCGCTTCTAAATCCTGTATTTGTAGGTTTTAAATCAAGTTTTTTAACTAACTCATTTGCTTGTTGCCAAGATATTGTTAGTTTAATTTCAGTTATTCCAGAATCTTTTCTAATGTATTTTACAACTCTCCAAGAGTTATCTCTTTGCCATTCTGTAAGCATCCATAAATGACTCCACTTACTTACCACTAAATCAATATCTATTTCATTGATTCCAGTATCTTTAAATTCTCCTTTTACTATTTTCATTTTAATCAAGTTTTTAGTTTAATAATCCGCACTAAGCACAACACAAAATATAGTGCATAGCTCGTGCCTCACTACGACACCATATTCAACACGTTATGCAACATAGCGCAATTCGCCACTATAAAATTCACATTCATGTCTCTGGTATTTTGGTCTAACTAAAATATAAGCACCGTCTATGTTCGTTATAGTTCCTAATAGTGGCTTTGGCTTGTCTTTTAATTGAAATGGTATGTTACCAATTATTTCTACTTTATCTCCTACTTTAAATCTACGTTGCATAACAAATGTATATGTAATAAGGCTAATTAACTTTCGTTCTTCGGTTTAATGTACGTGCATAGCCTTACTACACATACACAATGCGTTAGCAACAATAAACACTACCATAGTGCTATTTGACGAGTTTGTTCTTTAAACCGCTTACAAGCCTTTTCATAGTATTCAGCATCTATCTCATAGGCTATTAGTTTTCGTTTCATTTGGTGGCAGGCTATAGCTATACTTCCACTACCCAAGTGAGTATCTAAAATCAAATCACCCTCGCTCGTGTAATGTTCCAAACAAAACCTATACAAATCTATTGGCTTTTGTGTCGGGTGGATTCTTTTAATAGGTTTTTTCTTTTTAAATCCCGCCCATAAGTATTCAAATTTTTTTACCCCTTTATCGAATGAAGTCCAAGCAAGTTCACCATCAGCCAAAGAAAAACCCTTATCCATTTTCTTATCCCAAAATAACCACCCTCTACTTTGTGGTAATTCAAAATGATTTCCACCCCATACTATTTGATCTTTAGATACTCGGAAAAGCTCATCCCAATATTCTTTAGATGGTACTTCTTTATCCCAGTCCTTTTTTGTGTATTGGTTTATTTTCTTTCCATTCCATCGCTTTTTTCTTTCGCTACCCATATTCGGGCTTATTGTCATACTTGCCACTTCACCATCAAAACCAAGCCCGTAAGGAGGGTCAACAATAGCCACATCAAAATAATTATCGCCATAGCCTTTTAACGCTTGTAAGCTATCTCCGTGTATTAATTCAATGTCTTTCATATAATCCGTTACAAATATTTGGTTTGGTTGGACACTGGAAGGCTATAACCAGTGCCACTTTACCCAACCAAAAAACCTAACTCACCTATTGTAAACTAGTTCCAACACTAATTCTATATTTTTAAGAAACCATTGCTAATTCTTTTTTGTTTTTTCTAATCCTGTTGTTTAGGATGACTCTTGATAGCGTGCTTTTCAATAAAATGAAGTCATTAATTAAGGCTGCATTTTCATCTATCAATTCTTGAGCCTTTAGGTTTCGCATATCGATTATTGCGTCAGTATCTTTGATTGCTACGTAAATAGTGTTAGACTTATTTGTAAAAGAGCTCTTCGCACTTCCTACCGCTTTTATTAAACACATCTTTTCAAGCTCTGTAACACGTCCTGACACGTTGTTTATACGAATCCCATACTTTGTGCTTAACTCTTGAGTTGTGATACCTTTATTCTCTTTTATTAACTCCAAAATAAATTGGCATTTCTTAGGTGCTTTTTTGAGAATTTCGAAATAAGCGTTGTTTCTGTTTTTGATTGCTACACTCATAGGTTCTAGGTTTTAATTTGATTTACTTATTATTTTTCCAAGTTTTATAACGAAATACTGTTCGCCTGGTAATGCGCCCCACTCCGTTTTTCCTGTTCTTTTTTGAATCCCTTTCCATTCAAGTCTTATCTTTGGCGCATTTTTTTGGTAACCATTTCTAAATTCAACTACATCAAACGATCTAATAAAAGTTTCTCCAAGAGCTTCAACATTCCCTAATCTGCTAATCCAATAAGGTTTAATCTCTCGATATTCCTCTGTCTTTTCACCAGAAGAGATCATATCGAACCATTTCTTTTTTAAAGTTAAGTGAAGTATTTTCATTGTTCTAGGTTTAAAACGGTAAATCGTCTGGTTGTTCTTGAGCTAAATCTTCAGCGGTTTCAAATGGAGGTTTTGGAATTTCGGACTGTGGATGCACCTCTATTTTCCAGCCTTGTATCGCATTGAAATACTTCGCTTCTCCTTGTGGGTTGATCCACTCTCTTCCGTTAATGTTGATGTGTACTGTTATTTTTTGGCCAACAATCACATCATTTAAAAGTGCTGTTTTGTCTTGGATAAACTCCACCAGAATGTGTTGAGGGTATTTCTCATCTGGAATGGTTATGACTAACTCACGTTTCTTGAATCCTTTTGAACCAATTTCTTTAGTTTGTCCGATTACTTTAATTCTGCCTTCTACTTTCATTTTTAAAGTTGTTTTAATAAAATTGTTCTACGTTGTCTATAATATCTTGCTTATCAAAATTGAAATGCTTTACTATTACATCAATTACTTTTGAGTAGAGTTCGCTAAACTCATCTTCATTCATACTCGCAAAGCTTATGCTCTTTGCTTCTCTTTGCATTACACCCTGAAAATCTACCCATTCATCATAAAGCCCTGCTTCTATAATTAAATCCTTCCTTAATCGGTCTGGATTGTTATAAATTTCTTGATTCTCAAAAAGCATATTAATGAGCGCAAAGAATTTCTTATGAAACTTTAAGTTTCTTGGACGTTTAATTTCACATTGATATTCCTCACCTGCTTTTAATTTTTTGATTTTGTCATAATCAGAGTTGTAAGCAACTTTTAAAGTATGATCGAGCTGTTTAATGACGAATAGTTTCATTAAGCTTTCTTTAAAATAATTGAGCCTTTTCTGTAAGTGATTTCTGGAAGTGGTAAGATTTCTCCATCTTCTGAAATGTTAGCATTTACGTTGCCTTTCTCAATGGCTAAAAACATTGACTTGTATTTAGCTTCAATCTCTTTTTTTGATTTCTCAGCGTCAGCCCATTCTGGAATGGCCTTGTAAACAAAGGTTCGTCCACCGCTTCTAGTCTCTATTTTATAACCCTTATACCCGTCTTTGTATTCTGTAGATGCAGATGCTAGTTGGTCATTAAAAGTGTCTTTAAAGTCCTTTATTAAGGCTAGGGCATTATCTAATTGCTTTCTGTAAATATCTAGTTCAATCAGCCCATCAAATGCTGATCGATAACCGTTTTCGACTTCATTATGAATGTGTATAATTCGGTCTTGAATTTCCTGTAAAGGATTGGTTCTATTTTGAAGTATTTCTTCTGAAATGACTTCTTTTTCTCTTAGTTCTAAAAATAAATCTTTGCTCATTATTTTGTGTTTAACCAGTTATTTAATTTATCTGCTATGTTAAGTATTTGCTTAACCTCAACCTTGCCTGCTACCACTAAATCCTTAGCATAGCTCAAAGCGAACGAAGCATTACCTCCTGTTTTTTTACTATAAGAATTTCCGTTAGGTGCATAGGGTTGTTTTGGCTTAGATACGCTTCCGTAGTTTCCGTAGGCGTTCGTTCCCTTAATTGTATATTCTACTGATTCACCAGCCTTTAAAAAGCCGTCCTGTGACTTGTGGTTCGCAGCCAACACTACACCGTCCTCCATTTCATATTCAAATTTGAATAGAGTTCCGTGTGCGCTTTCATAAGTGCCATTGGGTTGAACTGACTTTACTTTACTTGCAACTGCTGTTGCTGCTGTTTGGGTTTCCATGGTTTTGGGTTTATTTAAGGTTTAAAGGTTTTCTATATCCATCAGTAATTTTTTACTGTCGTGCGGTTCGCCTGTTAAGTGGCTATACAGGTAATGTGCTGCCGAACTGTACCATGCTTTTTTAACTTGGCTCTTTTCATTTTCAATCTTATTAAACCACTTATGCGCTAAGTCTAACAATTCTTCTGCGGTGTTTGCGTTCTCATAATCTTCTTTTAAAAACGAGCCGTCTTTTGGTATGGCTGCGAAATACATGTTTAGTTTGAAGGATTTCATAGGTTTTGGGCTTGATGTTTTTTAAATCGTTTTCTAATTTCACTTTTATAATAAGCATCGTACTTGCCGTGTACGCTTACTTTTTTTGGTTTTTTAACCTCTTTTTCCGCTATCAATGCCTTTACACCATTCAATGAAATGGAGCTAATTAAAAGGTCTAATATTGCGGAAGGTTCGAGGCTCATTGGGTTATGGTTAGCTTTGAACCTTTGGAAGCATAGCTTCTAATTCAGATTTTGCCTTAGTGAAATAAATAAGGGCTTCTTCTGATTTCTGAAAAGCACGGCTAATCATTTTATAAACCGCTTGTTGGTTCTCTTCCGTTACGGAAGCTGTACGGTAAAACAAACTCTTGACCGTTGAATAACTAGCGTCAACCGTTGTGGATATATCTATCAAATCTTGAGTTGTTAAAAGCCTGTTTAAGAGGTCTTTTTGTTCTTTGGTAATTGGTTCTCCTATTTGTGGCATTGTTATAGTTTTTAGAGCTTGATTAGTTTAGTAATTGAAGATTGTCTAGTTCCGAATTAATGCGTTTTTGCATATCCTTTAATTGTAAGTAGGTTGGCTTTAAGTCCGTCCATCCTTTTTTTGATTTATAACCAAAAACATCTATTTGAACTTTGTAATTGTTTTCTGGTTCTGCATAAAAATCTATTTCTAAATTCTTTAAAACTCCTTTAAATCCGATTAACTGTTCGGTAGCCTCGTCGCAGATGAATTTTTTTGCTATTTTATTGTAGGTCTCGGTTTTCATGTTATATTTACGGTTATAAAAGTTTTATATTACAAATATACAAACATATTTGTATTTATACAAATATTATTGTAATTATTACAAATAAAATTGTATGTTTTTTAAAAATAACCGTTTAAATATTTGATAATCAAATAATTAAAAAAATGGAAAAATTAAATATAATTGACGAGATTTCTCGTTTCTTAAACAAGAATATCAATCAGATCGGAAAAGAGATTGGTAAAAGAGACGGCACATCCTTGTATAACATCCAAACGGGGAGAAATAAAATGTCTCGAAATTTAGCAGCTAAACTAAAAGAAGCTTATCCCCAATTGAATGAATTATACTTATTGACTGGCGAAGGATCAATAGAGCTTCAGCCAAAAGAAAGCCCTGTCAATGACGTACTATTAAAAAGAGTTGAGTTATTAGAACGACTTGCAGGCTCTCAAGACGATAGAATCAATTACCAGAACCAACGCATTGAAAGGCTTGAAGCCCTTTTTGATACGAAAAAAAATTTAATGCCTCAAACTCCTTAAATTAACATAAACCCTAAAACCTACTTATTATGAAAAAATTACAATTAATATTAGTTAGTCTGCTATTTATATTCCACTCTTGTTATTCGCAAGAAAAAGAAGTGCAAAAAACAAAAATAGATGAGTTTTCATCTGCTACTGGAGAGATAATTAAATACACCGACTATGAAGCAGAGACCTTAAGTATTAGTTATGGAGTTGTTAAAACTAAAATAAGAAAATTCAGTATTTCAGATAATACTAAATTCTTTTTTCAAATATCCAAAAAAGGTAAATACTCTACTAAAAAAGCATCAATAGCCTATGAAGACTTATTAGAGGTAAATAAGGCTATAAATGTATTAAAAGCATCTATTATTTCCGATGAAGCTAGCAACCCTAGCTACTTAGAAAATAAATTTGTTTCCGATGATGGTTTTCAAGTTGGTTATTACGTCAGTGGAGGAAAAGCTTCTTGGTACATCTCGCTTGAAAAGTACGGCTCTGATAATTCAATTTTCATAAAAGACTTAGACAATCTAGAATCTGTTTTAAATGATGCTATTGAAAAAATAAAAGTCTTAAAAAAACAACCCTAAACCCCTACCGCATACGAAACCGCATACAAAACGCACTATTTTAACACAAACTAAAAACATAACAAACTGACAATTAATGATTTAACTTTTTGAGAGATGATTTTTTTTGGTTCATAACCCGGAGGTCGCGGGATCGTGCCCCGCTCTCGCTACAATTTTAAGCCATTGATTTGCAGTTGTTTAACTCTAAATGTCAATGGCTTTTTTAATTGGAAAAATTCGTACCGCATACGAAACCGCATACAGTAACAGGGAAAACATGACTAAGAATTATATAGAAGCGAAAATATACCACGGGGGGAAAGATTACGACCTCTCGAAGCGATGGTATGTTTATTACTCTCTTATAGGTTCTGATGGTAAAATGAAACGGCAAACGCCACTTACTTTTAAGGTTAACAGGCGGTTCAAGAAAAAAGACGAAAGGCTCCGAGAATTAAACAAAATTAGGAATTTCATTAATTATTATTTAGAAAACGAGTGGGACCTTGGTAAAAAAAACCCACAGTTGAACGGCTATACGGCAGAAAGTTGTTTAGACTATGCTCTTTCTGTTAAAAAATCAGAAGTAAAAGAAACAACTTATAAAGATTATGAGAGCCGTGTTAAGCAGTTTAAACACTTTTTAGAGTCAAAGGGTCAATTGCATGAATTAATTACCGCTATCACTAAGAGAGAGGTGTCTCAATTTTTAAATCAATTTACTGGTGCAAAAAACAGAAACAACTGTAAAATTGCGCTGAGTTCTATATTCGGTATATTATCTGACGAAAGTTATATCGAATTTAATTTTATTTCTGAGATACGAAATAAGAAAGTTTTAAAAAAGCCTATTAAAGTATATTCTGAAAATGATGTTAATAAAATCGTGGAATTACTAACAAAGCAGGATCAAGCTATTTTAATGTTTATCTATTTTGTTGGGTATATGTTCTGGCGCCCTATCGAAATTGTGAGAATGAAAACGAGTGACATTGACTTTGACAAAAACATAATTCAGATAGACACAAAAACCAAAGCTTTAAAGACAAAAATAATCCCTTCAATTTTAGTGGACCGCTTGAAAGAATTTGTAAAAGATAAAAGCGGATTTATATTTGAACCCTCCAATGCAGACTGGAATAACACTACTGAAATTAACAGGCGTGGCTTTTATACTAAACAGTTTGGTAAGTTTAGAAAGAAAAACAACATAGAGACTCAATTTACTTTGTACCATTTTCGACACACTTTTATTACTAAAATTTATCTTGAGTTGAGGAAAACGCTTTCTAAAGAGGACACGGTGCGTACACTTTCTTTAATCACAGGTCACACGAGTAAAGCTATCTATGGCTATATACAAGTTAATGATGTGGAGCTTCCAGATGATTATAGTAAGCTATTGAAGTACTAGGGTCGAGCATTAAAAACGCTCGATAACAGTTGCTAAATCGCCATTAAAACGGCGTTTAGCTTTGTGTTATAAACAAATAAAATTATTAGTCTGGTATATCTAATTTATCTACCATATCATAGAAGGCTTTGGCTTCTTGGAAAAATTCACATTCTAAATCCCACAATCTGGCTTTTATTGAGCCTTTTACTTCTTCTTTTGTGTCGCCTTCTATTGGTAAACCTCTTGTCTATTCTAAAACTTTCTTCTTTAATTCGTCCATAATTTTTATTTCCTTTTAGATTTATAAGTAAACCTTTTGCCACATTCAACTTTAGTACAAGCAACAGTTTTGCTTCCAGACCTATATTGTTTTAGCTCACTTCCACAAGTACATCTGTCCGTTTTTAGTCTTTCGGCTATCTGCTTATTTATATTTTCATTCCTTAATTTGCGAGCCTTTCTTTTGTACTCTTTTTCTATTTCGGTTTCAGGAAGTAATATTTTTTGCAGTTTTTTATATTCCTTACTTATCCAAGGCTCTTCATGGTGCAATCCATCACCAATCATTTCACCAAGTCTGCAAAACTGTCGCCATTCAAATTCGTTTTCTCTTGCCATAAAAATTATTAATTAGTTGTTTAATTCAAAGTTTAGGTTTACTAAACGCTACGTTTCATACGCTCAACGTTGGTAGTAATTAAGAGTTCCAAGCATTTAGCGTGTCTTGAAATTGTTTTAACGTCTGTCTGTATCTATAAACAACCATTTCCATTGCATCAAGTTTCAAACGTGCAACTCTTTCCTCTTCTGCAAACTTATGTACTTGGCAAAAGTCTATTCTATTTCTTAAATTGGTAACTGTTGTTTCAGCACGTTCTACGTTTTCTTTGCCATCGTTTATAATTTCTTGTATCTTTTCTTCCATCTTTAGTAATTAACTACTGCCAACACTATATAAAAATAATAGCTAGGCATTGTTTAACTATTATTTCATTCATCTTGTTTATTTTTAATTCGTTCACTCACGACTGTAATATTTTTTATAGCCTCATTTAAGAGGTCGTGAGCGTCTTTTGTTTTGGTTGATTTGAACAGGTCTCTTATATCTACATCTAATGCGGTTGCGATTCTAATTAAGTCCTCACCGCTTGGCAATGAATGACCTTTAACCCAATTACTTACCGTGTTGGGTGTTACCCCTAGTTTTTTAGCTAACGATCTGCCTGTTGTATCTTTATCTAATAGGCTCTTTAATCTAAGTAAACTCATTTATATCTTGATTTTAAGCAAAGATACAAAATAAAATAGTATTAATCATTAAATAATGTAAATAATATTTGTTTTTAAGTTAAATACATTGTATTTTTGACTAAATAACGTTGAGTATATGGTTTTGTAAGCCATAGCAGAAAGTTACAAATTGAAAACGAATATTAATTAGACTTACAAAACCATATACATTGATGTGTGTAGTACGGAATTTAAGCCACAAACTTTATTTAAATGCAAGAGCTTATAGAAAAATATTTTAAAAAGACTGATAAAAACTTATGGTCAACCTGGAATGATTTCATTCTTAAAGACTACTTAAATCCTGACTATGGATTTTTTTTAACCGCAACTTTACATTGCCCTATTGAAACGTATCTAAAATCAGATAGATTAGAACATAGACTTTATAAGATATTTTTACACAGGGTTTATGATAGAGAAACTTTTGAAAGGAATTTAGAAGATAATGAAACTATATTAGTGTACAACGGACTTATAGAAAATGAAGAAGATTTAAAGTTTCTTCTTTATAAAACAGGCATTGTAAATAAACCTATAAGATAGTATTACACTACAACTGATCGGAGATATGGCTAGTGCGAGAATATTAACTAAAAACTAAATAAAACGAAAATAAGAAAATACATAATTATAAAATATGTAACACCAATACAACGTTTTGAATATGAGTATGTGGGGTGTTTGTGAAACTCAAGCTGATGAATTTATGGCATTTTATTATAAGTCCATAGACCAACCGTTAAAGCCGTGCCGCCCCATTACTTATATTTATTGGTATAAGGTGTCGTAGCGACCTAAACAGCACGAAAAATTGAATTATAAACAGTAAGAAAAAATGAAAGCAATAGCTTTTAATAAAATTGAACCTACTTGGTTTAAGATTGAAGAAAATACGAAAAAAAAATGTATTGAAAATAGTGTTGAATACTATAATTATTTAGGAAGTTTTATAAGATTTCAATTATTTAATTATATAAAAAACAAAGCGTTAATCGAAACAATAAAACATCTTGATTTTAGTGATACAATTGGAACACGAGCAATTTTAAATAAAAGACACTTTTCAAGTGAAGAACGAGAATTAGAATTAGCTAAAAACGATTTTTACAAAAACAAAAAACAAGTATTTGATTGGCTTGATAAAACTAAAGACCCTTATTTTTTTATATTAAATCCTGTTTTTGAATATGGTGCAGGAATTAGTTACGAAAGCTGGGTAGATAAAAGATTTGGGTATGTAAAAGTTGCTCATACAGGAATACAAAACTTAGATATAGCAATTGATTACTTTAAATACAAGAGTAAGCCGACTGAGTAAGTCGCCCTTTTTTATTTTTGGTAACGTACTTGTATAAAATTCATTGGCAAAAAAGCCAACGAAATCTTATACGGTGTTGGTAATCTGTATTTTTTAAAACCCCATTATTTTTATTTAAAAATATAATATTTTATATTTTCATTTTTTCAGTTTTTTTAAAATATAAGACAACCCTACAAATGTAGAATCCGTTGCCTAAGTGACATTTCAACCATTTCCGCACGATCTTTAATACTCATACTGGAGCCCCGAGTCGTTTCAATAATATCATTCGCAGTATTGGTAAGATTGTCCTGATGATCAAGGTCATCGATCATACCTAGAACAAATAATTTACTAAGTCCGTTTAACTTTTCTTCAACTTTGAAAATATTGTCTTTGTCATCATTTAAGTGGTTCACGAAATCATTGGTTGCCCAAAACATATCGTAAAGTATGATGTGGTCCTCTATAATTTGTTTAGCTGCTTCCTTCCGAATTTTAAGTTTTTTATCACTAAACAACTCCCAATTATAAAGGCTGTTTGAAGGGTAATTTTCGGCTAATTTGTGGGGGTATCTTTTTTTCTTTTTTGGTTTTTTTGGCACGATAAATTGAATTATAGTTTAACAAAACTAATAAAACTATAAACAAAATACAAATAAGTTTTAAAATGAAATTAAATTATAAGAGACTCCAACACCTATAACCACCTCTAATTCTGTAGAATAACCTACAAAAATACCTAATCCAAAACGTTTAGGTTTGCTTTTAAAGGAAAAGGCTTCAAGTTCATCAACTTTTATAAGTGGATTGGAATTAATTACATCAACAGTCGTTTCATGTTTTAAAAAACCAACTCTTTTTTTACCTATCACAAGGGTTTGTGTGTTTGGAATTGATACGTTTAAGACATCAACACCTTTTTGATTTGCCACGCCATTGATTGAATAGTACTTTGTATCTTTTTTGAAAGTTTCGCTAAACTCAAAATCTACTGTTTTATCATAAGGAATAAAAACAGTGTCTATCTCTACGATCGTTTTAATACTAGCGGCTGCAACTCGCTTTTTAAAGGTTTTAAGAGCGTTTTGTAGTGCGGCGTCCTTAGTCTTAATAATTTGCTTTAAGTCTTTTTCAGTGCCCTCAAACGCTTGTTTTTCCGAAGCCCAAAGACCTTGCTTTGTTTTAAATTCCTTTATGTCGCTCGTCAAGGTTTCAATATTGTTTGTGGAAACTTTTTCACTATATTTTTTCCCTCTCCATAAATAAATGCAAAGAACGATTAAAGCAACTGTTATTGCGTGGTGGTATATATTTTTCATTATGTTAATCTTCTAAATTCTAACAATCTACTTTTTGGATAGGCAGATATTTTTACTTGATTCGCTTGATTTCCACCAAGAACATAAACCCAGTTTTTTGTTTCTCTAATAAAGAACCCAACATGACCTTGCCACCCGTTAGGATTGCCTCTTGAAAATATCGCTATATCCCCCAATTTTGGAGCCTCAACCTCACAACCTACGTTCAGCCAACTACGAGCATTTAAAGCCCCTGAATATTCAAGGCCAGCCTTTTTACACACCCAATTTGCAAAGGCACTACACCACGCTGTTTCATCATCCTTGACCAATTCGTGACCTGTCTCATTGAAGTACTTTAAAACCATTGGATTATGATTCTTTCCTACGATTTCTTTAACTCCATACTGACTAAAAGCTATATCTAAATGTTTCATTTACAATTTTGGTTTTGAATAACGAATTGCAGAAATGGAGTTTGGTAGTTTCATTGATTTTTATTTTCGTTTTTACCTTGATTTTTAGTATCAACTAAGCTTGAGAGCCCTAGTCCTAAGGTAAAAAAAGAGACTAATTGTGTGCCAACATTTAACCCCGTCAATGTGCTTATAGACTCAGCCGATTCTGGTAAGGCATATATGACTACACTAATCAAAACAAGCATTAAAGCTGTCCATATCCAAGTGGCTTTTGACTCTATCCAAAAAGATCTCCAAAACGTTTTTGTCGCTAATTCTTTTTTATTTAAAAGTTTCTGAAACTTGAATACGTTGTAGATTAAAACCGCTAAAATCCCGACGCCTATCTGTTGTAAAATGAGTATCATAATTATTTATTTTTTTGTTTGTATCAGTATTTTTAACTCTGAAATGACCTCTTTTTGATCGTGAAAGGCATCGGTTGACTTCTCAAATGCTTTGGTATTTTTTTCAATAACTTCATTTGATCTTTCAAAAAGATGATCGGTTATTTTTTCCTGCCTTAGAGTTTCTTTTTGCCGTTCTTGGTGCTGTAGGTAAACCACGCCGCCTAAAAATATCGCAACACAAAGAAGCGTTAATAATTGACTGTTTGCTATTTTACTGAGCGCGTTCACTTTTTCCATTTCTCCTGACATAATATTAGCGCATTAAAAGGGTTATGTTTGCAACGGCCACCGCAACGTTTGCGACCGTTAAAAAGATCTGCCACCACCTTGAAGGTGTTTTGTTTTCCTTAATAAAAATGTAATGTAAAACCACTAAGCTAATGTCAAGCACTGTAAGGCTGGAAAAATTTAACGACAACTTTTGAATTGTATAATTATCATGTCCCCAAAAGAAATTTGCGTTAAAACCATTCGCAATCATCGCTACTAAAAAAAGAGCGATCATAAAATAACAGTAAGTCTTCCAATATTTATTCATTACTAATCTGTGTTATAAATACTAAATTTGTCCCCACCAAAATAACCTTGCGCCATTGTTTCGTGAAGTAAAATTGATTTTAGCATCGTATTGAATTCGTCTATAAAACTTTCGTTAGAATCTATTGAATTGTCATATTGTGAAAACATACCATCGACCTGTTGTCTCGAGTAAACTACTTTTTCAGAATATTGCGGCAATTGGAACAAGCTTCCATCTTCCAGAATACCGTACACTTGAACGTAAACCGTGACCCCTTCATCGGAAAAATGGACTCCATTGTGGGGGGTTATCGCTCTAATCATTCTACACTCCAGATTTTTTACAGGGTTATAAATATGTGTGTTCTCACTTATGATTGCCTTTTCAAATGTTTGACCAAAAGAAAAAATAGTCATTAATAATGCGGTTACTAGAATTGTTTTTTTCATGATATTTTTTTATTTTCCTATAAATGTTATAAAATGTTGAACTGAAGGGGCTGTATTGCCTGTAACAGTGATTAATGTGTTTATTTCTGTATTGTTATTGTCTGAAGCCCACATTGCCCGAACCTTGTCGCCTACGTTTAGCGAAAGACTCGTTACACAAGAGATTACACCTTCTGTATCTTTTTTAAATGTATCTTCAATCACTGATTGTGGATCTGTAACAAACCCCCCTCCAGTATCAATCTGCCAGCACTGTTCTATTTTTGAATCGCCTCCTCCATTTATAAATTGCGGAATAGCTTCCAACCGATACACGCCAGCAATAGTAGCTTCGAATTCCGTATTAGTGACGTCCGCAACAAAACCATTATTGACAGTTTCAATTTCTGAAATTATAGGCTGTAAAGTGTTTAGGGTTATTAAAAGCTGCTGAGTTGTACTATAGCTGTTTCGCCCATAAAACAAACCGCCCTCAGACCACTCAGTTCCTGTAACCGTTGAAGTCAACACTCGTCCTAAAAGCCCTTCAGAACTATTTGAGTCTCTAAATGATCCTGTAACCTCTAACGAATTACCTATCTCTACATCTCCCGTAGATGCGTGTACCGTCATCACGTCGCCTTTTGTAGCCTCTGAACTACTTATTTTTAAATAATCTAAAGAAGGGTCTGTGGTTAGAACCTCGGTTTTTGCTGTTGGATTATCGGTCCCAATTCCTATTTTACTATCCTCAGTTATTTTTATTCCAGTAGCATTGGGGTTATCCAAGGTACTTGTATAAAGCTCTAACGAACTTCCCTGTAAAGAGGAACTATCTCCTATTGCTCTAATTCCAGCCCCATACTGTGAATAGGACTGTTGAGGCTGTCTTCTCGTTATATGAATTCCTCCCGTATATAAGTCAGGTGTGTAGCCCGTATTAGAACTTATTACTATTTTATTTGCTAAATAATAATTTGCATTTGGATTTGATCCGCTAAGTAATAAAGCCCCTTTAAAGCCTGTTTTTATTTCTGATGCTTGACCGTTGATGTTTAAATTTGCTAGAGGATTTGTTGTTCCTATCCCTACATTTGTCCCGTTATCAAAAACTTGACTGTCTCCGATCGTCCCTACTGCGGTAAATTTCGATAAATAATTAACAGTTCCAGAACCGCTCACTAAACCATCTAATAAGTCTTCTGAACTAATCCAACTGTTAATTAATAAGTCCGTATCAATTATTGGAATCTTTTCAGTTGTAGTAACTTGTGTGGCTTCCGACAATTTAATTCCATTCACAAAATCAGATGGGGTATTTGGATTCTGAGCTGCCACATTTAAAGTTGCGAATATTAAAATAAGTTTTAAAATGTTTTTCATATCATTTATTTTCTAAAGCTTGTATTCTTGCCTCTAATTCATCATTTTTTTGTTTCAACTCTTTTACCGCATTCACAAGCATTGGGACAAAATCAGAATTTTCTATCAACTTTAAAGCATTTTCACCGACGGCATCAGAACCAGGAATGTCAATTTCTTTTATCATTCTTGGGGCTATTTTCCCAACCTCTTGTGCTATAAAGGAAACATGTTCTTTTTCGTCAGTCGGGGTATCGTATTTTCCGTTGTATTTAAAACTTACTGGACGAAGCTTGATAACCTCTTCTAACCCAACATTGAAGTCTTTAATATCCTTTTTTGTTCTCTCATCGGATGTTGTAGCCCAGCTACCACCACCTGATTTTGCAGCATTACCGTTCCCGTTTAGGTAAAACACATATTGCGTCCCTGTGCCACTCATTGCGCCTCCTGCAAAAAGTACATTGGAATAAGATGTTGAGCTATCATCCCCAAGAGTTATGCTGCCCGCCACAGAACCATTGCTCTGGAATCTCCGTTGTAGTCTTCTCGGCATTAGAGTTCTGCTGTGGGTTAAATCTGAGGCTTCCCAGTTGTTAATATCAGCAGCTGGGTTTGTTGCTGTATTGCCCCCCAGTGTGTTTGTAAATCTTCTACCATTGTACAACACAACATCCCCTGCTCCATACGATGCATTTGCAACCCATTCGGGGTCAGAACTGCCACCCACTTCTTCCCAAGTCGTTCCGTTATAAATCCAATCGCTTGCAGTGTCAGTGTCATAAACATGAATCCCTTTTGCTGTGTTTGCAGGGAAAGCCAATCGTTCTACTGTTGTTTTTCGAGGCATTAAAAAGCCGTCAGTTGGGACTTCTTGAGCGTTTCCAATGGTTACGAAAATCAATAAAAATAATAATAATAGTTTTTTCATTTTAATGTTGTTTATGGAATCATTCTTAGAACATAATCCCCCGTGTGATATAATTGTTTACTTACTAATCCACCTGCAATTGCTGCGGCTGCATCTACATACATAGCCAGAGCAACTTCTTCTGGTGTTTGCGACCCCAATTTGCCGTCGCCCCCTCCTGCATTAAAATTTCCAGTATTCTCAGTATAAAAAGTTTCCCAACTGCCTGCTGTGTAAGGGGTTTCAGTGCCGTCAACTATGTTTTCTATTTTAAGTCCGTGATTTGGCCAGTTATTTTTAAGATTTGTAAAGTAATAAAACTCGCCATTTATTGCTGTTTGATACACTTCCACATTTTTACTCACTCCTGGATATAACTTTCCATTCTGTTCGATTATAAAGTAGTTTCCTTTTGTATAGACCTTAGCCGTTGACGTTGATTGTGCTGATAAATTCAGAGTGGTTACTAAAAAAATAATTTTAATTAAATGTTTCATTTTATTTGTATTACTGTTTATAATTTTTCTATTGTTTTCCAAGACGCAAACAGGGATGGGAGACCTCCTGTATACATTAATAGTTTTCCGTAAGTAGAAGCGTCTATGCGCCCGTTAATCGCAATGTCTCCTGTTTGAAATGTAGATCCATCGCTTCCGAAATTTGGAATGTACTCAAACTTGTTACCTTCAATTTCTATATAAGACCTTTCTAAACCTGTCTCTATTAGTGTTGTTGATAACACCTCTCCTTTGCTGTTTCTAAGTGTTAAAACACCGTTTGAAAACGACACATCAGTTCCTTGGCTTGTGAAGGTTGCGGCATTAATTGAGAAAACAAGCGTATTATCTGCTTGTCTAAAGTTTAGAATATCTCCATCAACTTCTCCTTTTGCTAGTAAGTCGCTTTGTGAAACTATATCGTCTATTAAAATATCAATTTGTGCCTTTGTGTAATAACGGTCGTCGTGATTATGACCTACGTTTGATTTATTATTTTGTAAATCAATAATCGCTAGTCGATTCAGTTCGATTTGTGCATTACTCACCGCTTCACTTGCGTTTTTTGAAAATATTACGGTGTAAATTGCGTTATTTAAATCGGTTGCATTAGTATATATAACTCCATCAACTATAAAGTTGGCGACTGCAGTCTTTGGAACTAGCGGACATAGGCTGTCATAGACGTTTAAGACCTTTATAAAGTCGTCGTTTATGTATAACGGAATGAACGTCTTATAAAGCTCCCTCCCATTGATGCTGAATTTTACTTCTGATATGTTTACGAATGTATAAATCATACTATTTTAGAGATTCTAAAGGTTCCCATTGGTCGTTTTTCGCATCCTTTTTTCCATAAGGGATACGTGTCTTTATTATTATCTAAAAAAAGGGCTATTTCTGCGAAGTATTGTGTTGCGACTTGCTGATCGTATTTGTAAACATCTTTCTTTGAAGTGAAGGGAACTGGCTTTCCGTCATAGTAGTTTTTTTCTACAAAACCAAAAGACGTATCGGTAAACGATCCAAACAGCGTGTATCTTCCAGAGGAAAAAATAGATAGTATTTTCTTGATTCCTACGTGTGCATAAGTGATCTCATTAACCGTGAAGTCGAAAGGCTCTAAAAGATTTACGTATTTACCAACTGTCTTATTTTTAACTAAATCAAAATACAATGCACTTCCTAGTAATGGCTTTAAATCCAATCGTTCAGCATCTTGAATGAATGGATTGATTTTATCTTCCTTTACACCTCTTGCCAACTCTCGGTAGGCTGCTATGTCGGTTCTATCAATTAACATTTACTTCTTTGTTTGGTGTTCCTAGCATTTCGCTTGCAAGTGTTTTGTCAATGCCATATATTTCCTCTATAATAGTAATCGCAGCATCTCTATCTGTAGTGCCTGCGGACACACTTTGCTGAATTTGTAGCAATGCAGTGACACCACCGACTGATCCCTTTAAGGTTGCTTGTGCTTTTTTCTTAGCTAATTCAGGCGAGTCGCCTCCGCTTGTTATAGATGTGGGAATTAGGGTTTCTTCGATTAAAGGCACTATTTTTAAATCTGTTTGTGGATTTTTAAAGTTTTTCATCAGTTTATTAATGATTTCTTCCACAATCATCTGCTCCTCTTTAGTTTGGTCTTGGTAGAAGATTTTCATTTCCTTGATTGCGTTACCAGAAGTACCGAATATCTTACCGTCTTGTGAACGGATTAAGGCTGCTGGTACATTGTTGAAACACATACGAATGTTGTCACTCACAGAATTTTCGGTATGTGCGAAAAGCTTGTCATCTATATTACTATTTATATTTTCAAAAACTAACTGATCTTTTAGCTTCTCACTGTCAAAGTCCATTTCTAAATGAAGCACACCGTCTGCATTTTCTGCTCCTATAAATTCTTTGATTGTTGTTTTAAACGCCTCCCTTTGTGTGATTTGAGTTTCGTATTCATCATCTTCAACATTGGCATCGACTAAAGGCTTCGTGGCTATTATGGTTTTTCCAAAAAAACCTTTTTTTAATGAAATGTGTTTATAAACAGCAACTTGTGTTTCACTTTCTGCATCCTTTAAACAGGGGTGGATTGGTGCTAGTGGATAGGTGTATTTTCCGAATCGGAAGTACATAATTTGACCGTTATAATCATTGATACCTTTAGACGCTTCAATTTGTTTCTGAATTACTTCTTTATTTGAATTATAAACATCTATAGGTGTGGCTTTTTTTATTTTTTTTGCGTCACCCCAGTCGTCACATACTAATATTTTACCGAAGTAATCATCATCATCTTTTTTGCCTACTCTGCAATCTGCAAACGGCAACACTTCCATGTTTTTTATATTGAATTCTCCGTTGTAATTGCAGTGTATATAAACGCCGTTATGTTCTGCGATAGACTCCGCAATGTTTTGTGTAAATTTTAAAAGCGTAGTCTCTTTAGATTCATTGACAATTAACTTGTTAGCGTCCCCTTCAAAACCTTTACCAGAGATATAGTCAGCCATTAATTTCGCACAGCGTGACGCCGTTACGGATTCGGAGATAATGCTTTCTACAAAATCGGGATAGTTATTACCTACCCCGTTTAAATGAATTCCCTTACTCTTGTCGTAATCCGCAGTCTTATTAAATATTTTTAAGAATTCAGATCGAAAGTTTTTCATGTTTTTTAATCAGTGGAGTGAGTGGCTGCTTTCGCTTCCGTTATCGCTTCTTTAACTAAAGTCGCATTTGAATAGACCTCCGGATTTAACCCTAAGCCAATAGCGATTTCGTCGAGGTCTGCACGTTTTAATCCTTTAAAATCGTTTTGTGATTCTCGCTCTGGTAATACATCAAACAAATCAATTCCACGTGGGTGGTTTTTAATTAATTCTTCCGCATATTTTTTAGTAATATTTCCGTTATTAACCAATATTGGTGACCCAAATTTTAACGGGATACCGTTATACTTTGCTTTAAGCTGATAGGCTTTTGATTCTGTTGTGTTTCCCATGTTTAAGTGTTTAATTAAATTCGAATAATAGTTATTGAGACAATTTTTACACCCTGCGTTTAAATCTTTGAGGTCAAAAATGCGCTCATAGTCTGCTAAGAATTGATTTAGATACCGATTCCCATGTGCATCGCTGCCATTGAAAACGGTATCCTTATCAACACTTAACCAATCCATGTTAGGCGGTTGCGAATTTGTTGTTAAATGCTAACAATGTGGTTTCATTATTCGTATCTAAAAGGTTTCGCACCATGTCGTATTCAAGAGATTCATCTTTAGATGATAGCGTGAATTTAATCATCCCGTCTTGTTCTCTTGAATTCTCAGTCATTAATGTTATATAGATTCCAGCATCCCATCCTAGAACTATAAATTCATCTTCTCCGTTTTCACCTTTGTAACGTTTTCTAATAACTGCTATATAAGGCTCGCTTTTTGCGAGTTGAGAAGCTAGTAATCGGTTTTCTTTTGTTGGGGAGGCAATCACCCCATCATATACATGGCGCCACTTGTCTAAAGTGTCTGTGCCTAAAACAAACTCGGACAAGAAGCCTTGAACTTGTTTAATCCCTTCTATTAAAAACCCTGTTTTTCCTGACTTGCAAGCAAAGTCATCAAATAGCATCCGGTTTGTAGCATTTAAAGTGCTTGCTGCTTTATCTAAGTCGCCATGCGGAATCAAAACAATATCATCTTCAACCCCTGCAATTCCTAAGTGATCACAATTGACTAATATATCTGCTGAAAGTTTGTCTGTAAAACATCCCATAATTTCTTTTTGTTTTTAAATTAAAATTTAATTAATATGCTGCTACCGTGTAATAAGGTAGTAAGTGCTTGGTGTCTAAATTTAAATCGACATCCATATAATTTGCGTGATCTTTTTGTACGTAGAAAGAGGTTACAGCATCTAAGTCTGCCTGCGATAATGTAGCTACAGGAATGTTTTCTTTAAGTGTTAAAATTGCACGATTCGGGAGGTTGAATTTAGTGCCGTTGTCTTGGTAACTTCTAATGTTATTATCCCAGTCGTATCGAACTTTTAACGGAATTCCTCGGTATGACATTTTAGTCGTTCCGTCTGTAGTCTCTACCAATGAAAAATTTAAAGACTTACTCTCTAAAGTGTTCCAATAATTCTGCATCAACTCACGAGTGACAAACAGTTGCGGAACTGCCCCACCTTCTAAGGCTTGAAAAAACCGCGCATCTGTTTTGTTAAACATTTGTCTAAAAATATCTAAGGCTTTGTCATCTGCTAAGGCTTGTTCTGCATAACTAGCACCTGCATTTTCTGAAATCTCCACGTAATTGGAAGCGTTTGTTGGCACTTCTGCGAAAATTTGTTTAAATAAACCATTTATCGGGGTAAAATATCCTACATCTGTTCCGTCTGTAATCACGCCGCCGCCAGCAACATTTAAAGCTGCCGTATCTCCAAACCAGACCAATCGGTTTAACATTTGTTTTAAAGCGTATTCCAATTTAGAAACGACTACACCAAGTTCTTGACTTCCGATTCGGTCATAAAAATCTGGATTAATTTTAGTTGCTTTTTTGAAAAGCTTTAAAAGTGGATTCAAATCTGTTGCGCAATGCTTTAAGCGTACTCCTAGTAACACTAATTCCCAAAATTTTTCTGTAACAGGAATTACAAAGTCATCTATTTCTCTGTCGCAATCTGTTTGTTTTTTACCAACCAGTCCGGGGTTTCCAATAAACGCAATTTGCGTTTTCATTGTGATACCTGTTTCAATTTCGTGAGACTCCGAAAGGTCTCCCTCTGTTATAACGTTTTCAAAAATTGCTTTTGATACGTCATCTACTTCTTGGGGTTCCATTGTTAAACCCGATAAATCAAATGCTGCCATTGTTTTTTTTTTTAGTTTTGTTAAATTTTTTTATGCGTCTTTGAAAAGTTTTCTTACTGTCGACTTTTCTAGTTTTAGGTTTTTCTTTTTAGGGTCGTGTTTAAAATCTGACCCCATTGATTTTGATAAGACTTTTACTTGTTCACTCATTACTTCTAAGTGACCTTTGAATTTTTTATTTTGTTTCTTTAGATTTTTTACTTCCGATTGACCGTTAGCAACCTCTTGTAAAAGATTTTCTATTTGCTGTTCAAAATTTGCAATCTCATCAGGGTCTGCTGCTGTTGCATCGGGTTCAGCGACTCTAATTTCCGTTAATACACCAGCATTAAATACATAAGCATCACCGTTTGGCATTAAGTACTCCCCTTCAGCCGCTACACCTTCAACAGTGGCCGCATCTCCTATTGCAGGAGTTGAGTCGTCTTCTACGTCTGGAAAATCTATTTCCGCACCTGTCGAGTCTATCACCATTTTGTTTTTAATTTTAGTGTCTAAAAAGGCTTTGATTTTGTTTGATAGTTTATCGAACATCGACTCTGCTTCTTTTTTTGTCAATACATCTTTACTCATTTGATTGTTTTTTAAATTATACTTTTTGAAATACGCCACTGCTTTTAATTCGGTGTTTTGATAATTACCTGTCGCAAATCCTAGTTGAATTGCTTCTTGATTTGTTAAGGTGGTTTCTTTTTTCATAAGAGGCTTTATCGCTTCTTTAGACGTCCCTGTTTTGTCTGCATAAAAATTAATTAGATCATTTTCTAAAGCCCTTAATGACTTATAATAAGATTCAATCTCGTCTGCGTCACCCTCAAGTGATCCGAAAGGATTGTGAATCATAAAATCGGGTTGTCCAATTAAAAGACGCTGCTCTCCTGCTAAGAAAAGTTTAGTCGCAATAGAAGCACATACCTCTTTTGCGTATGTGTTTACTTGAATGCCTCTATCTTTAAGAGACTCTATGTAATTATAGATTTCGTCTCCATCCTCTACATAGCCCCCTGGAGATTTAATAATGAAATTTAAAAACGCAGGTTCGTTATAAGCTTCAACTTGTGAAACCACATTTAAGAAAGTAGAATTCGGAGTGATTATATTTCCGTTATCGTCTGGAATTTCCCCTATGACTCCTATAATGTTTATTACATTGTCCATGTAGACAAAGTTAAGATAGAAGATTCCTAATTGTGTCCAGACATTTCTGGAAAAATTTTATATATTTGCTTATGATTTTACTACTTATGATTATTGCAGCGTGTTTTTTTACATACGCTTTTGTGCTTATCATAAAAAGTTACTTACTTCTTTTGAAGGCTGCGTATTACTATGTTTTATTCCTACTTAATAATAAAAAATTAATTGATCGTGGCTTTGAGAAGCATATAATTAAACCCTCGGATGACTATAAACAATTTGAAAATGGATTTGATTCTGAGATTGACGATTTGATAAACCCTAAACGATTTTATTTATAAACATTCAAAACACTACTTATGAAAATTATTAAATTATTATTAATTAGCCTTATTGTATTATCTTGTTCAAATGATAATGATGAACCGAATTACCTTGCTGCTACAGAATATGGTATTTATGTAAAAGGCATCGATTCTGAATATGATTACGTATTTTACAACTTTAACAGTGGAGAGATTTACCACGAGGGGACTACTAATGATTCATTCCTGTATTTTGACGTTACTTCAAAAGAAAGATCTAACACACATATAATAGCAGTGGTGTCTTGCATCGATCCTAATATAGAGGTGTTTTCAGTAATTAGAAATGGTGATTTTTACCTTAATGATAAAGACAACCCATCATCAACATCTGTTTATGAGTTAAACACATCGGTTAAGATTTCTGTAAATAAATTTGAATGCATTCTACCTATAGAAAAATACAACGTTAATAAATGGATAAAATCTAGTGAGTACTAAATCATTCCTCCATTTTCTTGACAATCGCATAGACACTACTTTCGCTTATCTTGAATTTTTCGCAAACGTTGGTAACTAACTGTTTGCCTTTGGCGTGTTGTTTTTCTTGTTGGTAGAACTCATATATCTGTTTGTAATTCGTCCAATTTATAGGGACAATCCCTTGCTTCAATAAATCTTTAAAGTAATCAAGTTGCGACAGCTTTGCTATAAGTTCGTAAGTACTCACCAGTTATTTAAAGGGCATTTTTCGTTTTCACTTCTTAATTTTGTTGATAAAGGACATTCGCATTTAGAACACATCAATCCTTTAATTTCTTTTAATTCTTTTTCCGGCATCCATTTTTCATAGGTTCCTATTTTTGCAAAAGGACATTTCTTGCAAATATCTTTGCGCTTTATTGCGAACTCAGGTGTTTTCCCTTTAATGTATAAATTCCACCCCTCAATTATGTTAGATATTGGCGCCATCGACTACTTGATTATATGACCCTACTTGTCCGATTATATCCTTTACATCGGTTACTGGTGATGGCAATAATAGATTTGCTTCTCCTATCTTTTGTGCCATCAAGTCGTAATTGATTGACTCACTTTTAATTACGACTGGCGAACCGTTTTGATTTGTTTGTATCGATCTTTGTATCAAGCCACCATCGGCTGCAAAATTAACAGGGGTTGATAACGGTACACCACCTGTTAGTTGATTTACACTGCTTAACCCATTGATTAATGCGGAGGCGTTTCTATTAATTACATATACGTTTTCTCCACCCTCGGCATTGACTACGGAATTTCCTAATTCATCAAACAAATCAATTCCACCCTGTGCGTGCCTGTTGCCTTGTAAGGTGATTCCTTTGGCTGCTTTTGGGGTTTTGGTACTTGATATTTTTTTAACATTCGCTATACCTCCTGCGACTGCGGCGGCTGCTGCAATACCTCCTAATACGGGACCCACTACAGGAATGCCTGCTAATGACTTGTAGGCTGCTGTTGCGCCTTGGTATGTGTCAATAGTGGTTTGTGCAATTGCTGCAGCTTTCCCTGCTGCGGATTCCTTACCTAAAATAGACGTTAAATTTCCAAAGGTTTGTGATGCTAATTGAAGTTTGTTTGCGTTTACAGCTGCTGCTGTTTGTTCTTCAAGTTCTGCGTACTTATCCTCAATCAAAGATTTGTCTGCACCTGTCTTTTCGGCTGCATCCAATTCGGCTTGTTTCTTTAGGTTTAACTCATTGAGTTGTGCTTCTAAATCATATTCTAAAGCTTCCTGCTGTAAGGCTCTTTTGTTTTCTAAATCTATCGCATCAGCTGCTGCTTTTTGTTCTTTTTGTTCAAGTTCTATTCCGTCTTTAGATGCTTTGGATTCTGCATCCACGGCTGCGATTGCTTCGTTATATTCCTGTCTGCTTATAACTCCGTTTTCTAAACGTGTGGCTAATGCCTGTCGCTCGGCTTCTGCAACGACTTCAAGTCGTGCCTTTTCCTGTGAAACAAGTTTATCGGTTAATAATTGCCCTTCATCTATTCTGGATTGGTTGACGAACTTAAATAATTGTAGCTCTTGATCTGCAAATTCAACAGTGATTTGTGCTTCTTGTTCAAGGAAATCGTTTTTGATTTTCAAGGCTTCAAGCTCTCCTTCTATTTGTGTTTTCTTTCCTGCTTTAATTTGCTCATCAAGTAGTGCAAGTTTTTTATCTCGAATATCTTCTTGAAATTTTAATCCTTGCTCTAAGGATTCGGCTTCTCCCTTGTTTTGTTCTATGAATAATTTAAGACGTGTTTGGTTTTCTTTGATTGCTGCATCCGTTACTTTTTTAGCGCTTGCGATTGCTTTATTTGAAGCTGCTTCGTTTTCCGTTCTGGCTCTTTTTAAAAGCCCTTGTTTTTCGGCTTCAATACTTCTTTGTTTTTTAAGTGATTCTGTTTCAAGTTCAATCACTCTCGCTTGAAGTTCTGCGTTTGCTTTTATTTCTTCAAAGGTGCTGTTTGCTAAGTCTAACTTCCCTTGGGATATTCGAGCCTCTTCTTTAGCAATCTCTAAACGGTCATCTAAAATTGATTTTTCTAAATTACCTGCTTTTTCTAATAATTTTGCACGCTCACTTAAATCAAGTAATTCATTTTTAGCGGCTAGTCTTAACTCTTCTATTTGTTTTTTTCGCTCCGCTTGTGTTTTAATTAACCCTAGTTCTTTGTCTCGAAGCTTTACTATTGAGTTTTCCAATTCAATAACTAAGGCTATTTCTCTTGAGATTTCATCTCCAACTCCTGAAACGGCATCTTTCATATCATCAAACCCCCCAGCAAAATCACCTGAAAAGAATTTAGTAAACGCCCCAAATAATGCTGATAACCTATCTATAAACACATCTACAGCCACACCCACGACCGCCATTGCTTTACTTACAAAGTCAATTCCTTTTTGAGTTTTTGATAGCCATGCTATAAAAGAACCTAATAAAATTATAATTGCGCCGATCCCTGTGGAAATTAAAGCAATTTTAAGTAGTTTTAAAGATGAACTTACTAAATTAGTAGTTATTGCTGATGCTTTCTGCGCTGCTGAAAGTCCTTTAGTTCCTTTTGTTGCTGCTATGTAGTTGGCTTGAACTCCTTGAAGTTCTTTTTTAATAGACTGGTAAATTGGTTTAAATAATAACAAACCAGTTTGTAGTCTCTTTTGCGCTCGACCAAAAATAGAGGATTCTTTTGCGGCTTCTGCAAACCCCTCTCTGTATCTTCCAATGTTTGCCGAGGTGTCCCCTACTCCTTTTTGAAGCTCATTAACACGGTCTTTTAATTTCTTATGTTGTTCTGCAAGTTTTAAAGACTCTTTAGATGTTTCGCCATATAAATTTCTAGTTTTTGCCCATTCTTTATTTAAAATTGTCAATGCGTTTCTTCCTTGCTGAACTGTTTTAATTTCCTTACCTTGTAAAGCTAGAAGCTTGCCTATTTGACTTTGAGCTTGATTATATTCGCTACTTGCATTTTTTACCGCCGCTGCTGTTCTTATATACGCCTCTGAAGATGTATCGCCTGCTTCCTTAAATTCTTTTAGTGTTTTCTTTGAGTTGTCGGTGGTTGTTTTTAATTGTGACGTTGACTTAATCGCTGCGTCTACATCGATTTTAAGCTCGAATACTTTTATCTGATCTGCCATTATATCGCTATTATCTCTATATTTAAACTTTGTAAATTTGTCGAAACCTCTCTTAACGCTAGTGTGATTTGAGTGCTTGAGATCCTCCTTATTACGGGGTTACAAACATCATTTTGTGCATCCCAATTACTTGAGGTTGTTGTTAATACTGGAATTAATCGCCTGTTAGCTATGTTTTCAGAAAAATTAATCGTTATTAATCCGTCGGGGCCAGAGGCAAATGTATAGGAAGCATTCGCTATAATACCTGACGTTGTAATAGGCCCGGGATTCGTGGCTACATCTACGTTTTCTAGAGTCCCATAAACAGGAACAGCACCAATTACAGAATTTAAATACTGTTCTAATGTTTGCGTGGAGTTATATTTAACGTCTTTTAGTTCGTCATCTATTAAATTAAAATTAGAATCTCTATAATCTGTCAAGACCTCCCTGTGCATAGATGCTAGTATCTCTTTATTATTGTTGTCGTATATTTTTTGGTCAACGACTTGTTTTAATGCTACTCTTCCTTTTTGGCTCATAATTTAATTGTTATAATCGTTACTATAATCGTCACTATACTCTCCTAGTTTTTCGAGGCTTCTAATTTTTATTAATTCTACTGTTGTTGTTTTTGAATTTGTAAATTGAATGGGTTTACTTAAATAATATAACCCCCCTAACTGTTTAATGTATTTTAGTGTAAAAAAATCTAAGGTGTTCATATCTAAAATTGAAAGGAACACCCTAACTTTTAGTTTGTTTCCGTAATTAATCATGTTTTCAAATGCAGCATATCGGTCTGATAAAATGCTGCTCCAACTTAGCCCTTGAAAACTCATAATCGGTACGTCACCTGTAAAAGGGCTACTACCTACCGCGCCTGCTAATCTGAATTGAATTGTGGTGTTTACTTTTTTAACCCTAAAAAAGAAAGGAGTTGTTTTTTTTGCTTTGACACTTTTAAGGTTTCCATCTTCGTCATATTGTTTTGTATAAAAGACACATTCTTTTAAGAAATTCCCATCTATTACGTTTGTTGAATTTTCAGGAGCCTTGTAAGGTCTTTGTATTAACGTGACTTGATCTGCTATTGTTTGATCGTCTACCTGTATAACTCCATCTGCAAAAGTATCTTCCGGGTTGTCGTATTTATATTTAAAAAGATTTTTTCTTGCGTATCGACCTATCTTTGTGTTGTCTTCGATAAGGCTATCGTATTTTTTAGACCAATCTTCAAAAACGGTATCATTTGCTAATGCGTCATAATTAGAGTAGTCTGCTAATGGATTGAGAATTTCTTCAAAACTTATAAATTCATAATTTTTCTGCTTGCGTCTAAACATTAATCCGTAATGATGCATCACGTCTTTTATAAAATCTTTTTGTTTTAACTTAGACAGGTAACTACTAAAGTTTACTGCACTTACATTGTTATCTAAAAACAATTGAACTGAAATGTCATAAGAGTATTCAGCTATTAAATTGTCAATTGGAAGTGTAATAACCTTTAGGTATATTTCATCCAACTCTTTTAAGTAAACGGTTTTTGAAAATCCTATTTGACTTTGTTGATCTGGAAAGTCGTCGCTTATTGTAAAAAGGTTTACGTTGTCTTTTTCAATATACATTGCAGCGTTTTCAGTTTGAAGATTATAAAAGTTACCTATCGCTTTTAGGTTGTAAAAACCATCTTCTTTAATTACAATTCTGGAACGGTTTGAGAATATGGAGCTTGAATATTTATGCAACCCATCTGGATCGAATACGCTGCCGAATCGTAGGTACTCTGTGATTTCACCAGTTAAGTCATTAACCCCGATTATTTGACCTAAAAAAGTAATTGTTTGCGCTTCAAATAGTCGTGTTTGATTCTTGAATATTTCTAATTTTCTAACAGGGTCTACACTTTCTTTAGGTTCTGGAAATCCTTCATCTATTGTGATTGCTAACTCATCCCATTCATCTTTTAAGAATGGATTGAAATCTTGGCGTCCGCCACGCCCTTCATAACTATAAGTAAATCCATTTTCATTGAAAATCTTATTCCATATATATTTCACGTACAATGAAGGAATTTGGTAATTAATTTCAATAGCGCCGTCTAATTTGCCATAATCCGCCACAGCATACACGTAGTTAGGATTATTAAATGAAGCCTGCCATGTGTTAGGATTTAGATTGTGATACAATGGTTGTGTGTTTAAATCTGCTATTTTCTTATCTCCAATTTCATCAAACAAGTTTATATTTTCACTATACACATATAAATTAAACGTGTCTGTAGTAGGCTTGAAATAACCTATTCCATTGAATATGGTTTGAATTCCTTCACGGTAGATGTTTACTTTTTGAACTCTATAAGGTGTTAATGATGTGTTGGCAATCATTCCCATGCCTTTAAGGATGCTTATATTTCTTGGCGTCTTTGGAAGCTTAAATGTATTTGTGTGCGATATTTGGCGATCTTTAACGTCAAAGAAATCATTAACTTGTCGTGTCTCTGCAATCTTTGTATTAGCGTTCGTGTCGAGCTTTTCCTCGTTAATGTAAATATCAACCTGCATAAGCCTGTGTATATATTTTTGGTAATTCTATTTTGATTTCGTACTCGGTAATAATTTTCTTGGTGTTGTCAACTTCTTTTGTTACAGAACCTAAACTGCATTCAATCCAGTCTAGTAATTCAAATGGTTGTAATGCTATATTATTGTAATAAAACACTTTAGGGCTTGCGAATATTTGAGCTACAACAAAACGTTCTTGTTCTGTCATTTGATTCGTCTTTAGGTTTAGGAAATTCTCTGCGGTTTTTCCTGTTTGAGTTACTCTAGCATTTGAGTTTTCAATATTTTTAAAGTCGTTATTTAATTCTTTAAAGTGTTTTGTTTTGATGTCTTCTTGATAGATTGGTGAACACCGCCAATAAGACCACGCCCCGTTCTGATTGAACCATTTTAAATACGCACCACAGGCTACGGCTACTTTTTTAACAAAAACAGTGATGAGTTCACCACCTCCAGAAAATTCTAATTCATTGATCCCTATATGTAATGGAAGCTGTCCCTCAAACCCTAAGTTATCATTTTCACCATTTGAAAGGAATAATCGATTGACACCTTTTGAAAGTGGGATGATTAAAACTCCAGAGGTTCGCTTATTAGTAATGGTGACGGTTCTCGCTGCGTCACTATAAATTGATAAATCAAATGGTAGTCCTTCAAAGTACGTTAGGTGTGAATTTAAGTCTTTGGATGGCGACAGGATTCTAATTGCATCGCTTGGAAGGAATTTATTTCTCACTAATTGAATCACACCCTTTGAGTAGTTGTATTTTTTAACAAGGGATTCAAAAGTGCCATCTGTTTTATACACTGTGATTGTAAAGCTCACTTCATTATACAATGAATTGTCTGGAAACAAATAACTTGAAGGTAGATCGACTGAAACGTTATCCGTAAAATTATTAGCATTATTGACTACTTTCACGACTTCTTTTAAATTGAAGTAAAACACGCCTTTGTTAGGTGTTATTTCAAAAGTAAAAGTACCGACCATAATAGTCGCTCTTGATGGATTGCCTACATTTGTACCGAATTCAATAATAGTATTATTGTAGGTGGTTAATAAATTCCCTTCGGGTTCTGCTGTGATTAGTATTGCCATTATGCTGTTATTTTAATATCTTCTAACACTTTAGTTATCTCTGAATAGAAATTGTTTATACTGAATTCGCTCACACTGTCAATGATTTGCTGAATACGTTGAGGCGTGATGACTGCAGACACTAATTCAGTGCCGCCTTCTTGATAGTAATTTGTGCCACTCTTTGCTATTTTACGAGCGATTAAAAAAGCAAGACTATTGATGCTGATATTATCAAAGGGTGTGATTCTTTTGTCTTTAATCCATTGTGTGATGGCTGCGATGGGTGGGAATTTACCAGAAGCTCGTCCTTCAACAAGTTGTTCTGTGTAATGCTCACCGTAAATGGTTGCGGTTAATCCTTTGACTTCCACGTTTAATTTGTCTATCCAGTTGCCAGATGCTTTCATTTCTAGCTCCTTATGTTTGGCTATCAAATCAACTTTTAAAGATTCGAATTCTGTTTGTAATTTTTGGTTTGCGTCCATTATCCTTTTAGTGTGAATTTCATGCTGACCCCATCTCCATTGAAATCAAATACATTAATAACTTCTATGCTTCTCCAATCAGAAATTAAAAAGTTGCATCTTAATTTGTCGTAAAATGTTCCGTATAGAATGTCATTAATAGGATCGATGTATTTTGTTTTGCGGTCTGCATAAGTTGTTTCGTCTAAATCTGACTTTGTAAGCACCATGAAGTTTCCTGAGTAGTCTATGTATTCGCTTGTTTTCTTGGCACGTATAACAGGGTCAAGGAATAGGAATGTTTCACCCACGCCCACGCCTTCCATAGTATCTGCTATGAAGTCAGCGACTGAAGCTAAATTTTGATAATCTCGCCTTGCGTTTACAAACGTCCACCCTAAAGTTTCTGTTAATGTTTTGAATTTGTTTTCTAGTGTCATCATTTAGATTTCGTTATATCACTATAATCTCTTCGGACTTCGTTAAGTAATTTTTGGTATAGTATAATAGTGAATACTAAATTGTAAGTCCATGTTTCTATAGCCATTGGAGTCGTGCTGAATTTCTCTGCGAGGTTAATTAGGGTTGACATTTCACCAAAGATGGATAATTTTTTAACGCCTGCCATTTCAAGTTCTGGATCGGGGTCTGGTATAAGCATCTTTTCTTTTTCAAACAATACCATTATTTGATCTTTAATCCAGTTAAGCGCATAGAAATAAGGAATAATGTCTGATCTTCTATAATCATCTTCCTTTACTTTGAATACTATTTTAAAACAATTCAAAAGGCTTTTGTAGTCTGGGTTTATAAAATTTCGCTTTATCTCGGAGACCTGACCAAAGGTTAATTCACTTAAAGGTTTTGCTCTGTAATTTAAAAACACATCTTTACTTAACATGATGCTTTGAAGCTCCACATATTTTATAGCTTCATTTTCATCTAATAAAAAGAAGTCTTTAACGTTTATGTGTGAGATATTAAACATAGATTCTGACGGATGAGTTAGTGTTTTTAATTTGATACAGCGCATAACCGCCTGCGTCTGTAATATGATCGAATCCGCTTTCTTTGTCTGGTCGGCCATTCTTGTAAGGCATTCTTTCTAAGGCATCTGTATATTCGATACAATTATTTGTGTTGACGTAATAGGTGCTTTCTCCTTTAGCATTCAGAAAAGATGTGTTGACGGTTGTGATACGATCTCTTACACTTGGATTCTTTGATCGTGTTCTTATAGTGAACCCTGCCTTTCGTAATAGTTTAATATCGCTTTCCCCTGCCGTGTTGCGAGCATCTCCAGAAGCATCGGGATAGATCACTATTTTATGACCTGTGAAGCGTTCTTTTATGTTTTGAATCATATCTGGTGTGTCATATCCTTTTGTAATCTCTTCGACTGCTGTGATGATTTTAGAATCTGTGACGTGAATGACTGCGGACATATTGGTTATGTTAAAGTCCATGCCA